GATCTAACAATATAAATTGTTTCATAAGGTGTATTTTCATCCAAAACATCCCTTAAAGCATTATAAAGGGTAATAAATGTCTTTCCACTACCAGCAGAACCATGGGCAACTATGTTCTTCCCTTCACTATAAGAATTAAAAAGTTTTTGTTGATTATCAGTTATTGGATTAATCGTTATCAAATAATTCGAGTTTATTGGTTTCTTTTTTTTGGTGTTTTTTACATTTACTAAATCTACATTTGAACAATCTTGTCTTCTTTTTCTAGTCATTTTAATATTTTTTGATGATTATAGATCTTTAATACCTTTTCCATGAAATTTTGAATGGAGAAATTCATTTACATAATATTGCTCGGCGTTTTCCTGATTTGTAATAGATATACATTTCACTATTATCAATTACAGTAAGGCAATTAATTTTTTCCCCAATAATGGGAATGTAATTTATTTTTCGTGTCATAGATGGTTACAGTTTTTTTACATTAGCTCCGGGCATTTTTCCAGCCCGATCCAAAATTGTGTTCCATGAGGGGTGTGCTTTGTTTAGTTTGTCCTTCCACTCACCCGACTCCCCAACATTCATTTGTGTTGGAATAAGTGGTTTAAGGTTGGGATTTTCTTTGAGATATGGTTCTTTTTCTGCCATATACATCCATTTCTCAAAGATTTCTCCCGTTTCAGTATTTTCAAAGCGATAAGTTGGCAAAATTATACCTCCATTTTATATGAAATTATTTAGATCAAGGACTCAACCGAGCACGATGCAATCTTTTTTCTTCATAATACTTCCAAACGTTTGGAGTCCATTTTTGGAGATGAGGAACAAACTGCTCGCAAAGTGCTTGAATTTCTAATTGGGCATCCATTTTTGCTCGCAAATCCATAATGTGAAGAACAGAACGAAGGTTAAAAGAAACCACGAAGTTCTGACGAATTGCTTGTGCAAGATAGTCCCTAATGTGCTCTTCACACATTCCTTTTTCGTATTTTGTTGCATAACGCTTACAACCTTCTACGATCCAGTTTAACTCATCTTGATAATCTTCTTGCGTCCAGTCATATTTCTTACCATAACGATTAGTATAAAAACCAGCAGGGCGAACATAGAAAACATCTTCTGGTTTTAGTTCTCCACTAGCAACTTTGATTACTCTTTTACCAGTATAACGTTGCGATTGCACATCAAAGCTTACACCCACTCTATGAGTTCTTGCTTGCATCGCAACGTTATGAACATACCCAGACACCGAAAAAGTAATTGCGGGGTGTTCTAGGGGACCCCAGTGCCCTTTCTCATTGCTCAAAAGACGTTCTACAACCCACTCACCACATTCACTTGGTTTAGGAATTTGTTGGTTGTGAATAGGAGTTTCAGAATAATCACATTTTCCTGCCTGATAAATGACTTGTTCTGGAAGAGCATAGCACTGCAACATTACTACTTCAAGATTTTTATCTAGTTCCAGAAGATCTTTTGCTTTAATAGGTTTCATTTCTTTCCAAATCCTTTTGATGTTTTTGCTTCAAGTTGGGCGAGTTCTTCTTCCAAAACTCTAAGTTGTGATTTCATTTCAATCAATTGCTCGGCAGAATACAAATGCTCTTGTTTAATCAATCTGCGGAGCAATTTCATCATTTTTCTTGCTCTACTAGTCATCTAAATCAGAATCCTCAAAAATTTCGTCGTAATCTAGAATAGGTCTTTTTCTAACTTCTGCCTCTGTATAAGAATATGCAGAAGTATCAGAATATACTTCTGCCTTCAGAGAATCAACCAAGAGTTCAAGATTACGGACAATCAGTTTTAGTTTGTCTCTGTCCATAGAATACTTTTCACTGAGCATATCATAACATAAAAAAAGGAAGGGATCAACCCTTCCTGTTAAATATTGGTTCTACATCCAGAACCTGTTCAAACCATTCTCTGAGATGAATTCGATAACAAGACCAATACTTGCAACCGCGATAAGTAAGTTGATAGCAGGCAGGTGCTCTGCTGTCCTTATCCATATCGTCCCAGTGGTAGTGATAATCCATTAACTATACAACCATTGGATGTATACTGATAGCAAGATTACTCCTAAAGAAATAGCAGCAGTTGTGCTAACTATAATCTGTCCCATCACTTTGCTCCAACGAGTTGTGCTAACTGTGCTTGGTGACGACGATTTTCTTTTTGCTTTTGTTCTTTGATAAGTTGTAGGAAGTTAAGTTTCTTCATTTGTGCCCCTCCTTTACATAACGAACACCACGATAGGTTTCGTTGTATTGTTGGGGTTGCTGCATCATCTGCTGTTGATACTCGATACGCTTTTGGGTATCGTACTCAACACCTCTGTAAACGACTTTAGACATTAGGTTTTCTCCTTAGTTTTTGAGGTTAAAGAGCGTTCCTTCAGTCGGCTTTTGCGTCTATTTTACACTCTTTGGGAGCAATTTGTTTTAACTCCCAAATCAATTCATTCTTTGCTTGTTTAGGAATGTCCTGTTTTTGGACTCTTCCAGCAATTAACTGTGCTTGTAGGCAAGTTAGAATGAGTGCTTCCATAGATGAACGATCCGTTCCGAGTCGGCTTACTTCCGTCCTATTAAATTGTTTAGCACTTAAGTCTTACAACATCCTTTCGGAGTTCTAAAAGCAGTCGGTCTTCTCTTCTTTGATCTACTACATCGTCGTTTTTAACGATGTCCATTAGTTCCCACGCTGCGTCGCAACTTATCGTAACTTGATTAGTTTGGGCAAGTTGTGGCGTAGAAATAGAAAGAAGTGGAACCCATGCTAAAAGCAAAAGTGCCTTAGACATAGGATGAACGTTAGGAGATTATTATACTCCTATTCTTCTTATATATGCCAGATATATCTTTAAATCGTAACAATAGATACAAAAATGTATCGATATTATACTAAAAAGCGTGAAGATTTGTAAAACCTTCACGCGAGAAAATTTTTGGCGAAATTTTTTGCCCCTCCAGGGAAATCACTTTCGCTTTTTCTTTTGGGGTGACTGATATCCCCACAACTTTGGATTCACTTTACCATCAGCCCAACGAATATCGGTAATGTTCCCTGGACCAAACTTATCATAATACATATCAAAGATACTTACTCTCTTTGCAGATCTAGTAATGTCATAACAAATATAACCATCGATCAGATAGGTTACAAGGTAGGCATCTAAGGGAAGACTAGAATCTTTGGCATCTTGAAGAGTGCATCTTTCTTTTATAATTTCGCATCCATAACGAGACTTAGATAATTCTTTCTCGTGAGTAGTCCAAACTTCAAGGGAAGGTTCTCTACTGAATGCCTTGTCTTTTTCTGATGGCATCTTTTTTTCTTGTATTTTATTTTCCAAATTCACGTCCTTATAATTAAAGTTAACGAATTAAACTCTGTTGCCCCAAACAATATCAGGATAAGCTTCAGAAACATTTTGCTTTGAAATTTTATATTTGGTTTCTAGTTTTTTATCTTTAACCAGACAAAGAATCTCTGCTTCCAGTGGATGAAGACCTTGAAGAATGTTAATAAACATTGTTTCTCTACGAAGAGAACTCAGACTATCATTTCCACCTCTAATGAAGTTATAAAAACGAACGTGTTCTTTTCTAATTGTTGAGTATCCTTGATCTTGAGAACCAAGAGAGTTTGAATTTAATTCTGCCATTTTATTTACGGCATCATCAATCTTAGAACTCAAGGTTCCGTTAAAAGAATTTTGTTCGCTTGTTGCAGCATAAGGAACATCTCCCTCTGGAAGAGCGGAAATTAAACTCTCATCAAAATTCCAGATGAAGAGAGCTTTAATTGATGGGTGATCATACTTCCGCAGAAGTTCCACCTTTTTGGCATTTGATTTTTGTTTTGAGACCAGATTAAAAACTTCAAAAGCAAAAGGATTTGAAGGAAGATCTTCAGAAATCGGAGTTGCTTTTACCGTTTTTGATCTAGTCGTCTTCTTCGGTGTCGTCGTAGTCATATAATTCACAATTTAAAATGATTATAGTTTATTTAGTTTGCAGAGTCAAGTCTTTTTTTCAATTGTAATTTTTTTCTTTCTTGAATCTTCTCCTTATTTTTAGCATAATATTCTCTTTCCTTTTTTCGTTCATTTTCTCTATTTTTTTCCCTATATTCTCTCTGCTTTTGATTTATCTTTCCCCTATTTTTATCAGCATATTCTTTTTGTCTTCGATTTAAAATTTCTCTTCGTTTTGCATTTCTCTCATTAGTTTTTCTATTAAATTCATCCCTATTTTCTTCTCTCCATTTTTTTAAATTTTTAGCGGCATTAATTTTATTTCTTATTTGTGCTTCTTCCTTTTCTTTTTGAGTTAAATATTTTTTTGCTCCACCCTTTCCACCGTGAACCATATTAACTAAAATTCCACCATCACACTTTCTACCATAAAGAGCAATCAAATACTGTTCATGCTTATAAGCATCATTTTCTAACTGAAATTTTTTTAGTATGAGTATTTGATCTTTATTTTTGGGAAGCAAATTTTGTCCATTAGTTCTTTTGTGGTTTTGATATGCCCTATTTCCAGAACCTTTTCCAATATAATAGGGAGTCCTATCTTCACGCAAATAAGCGTAAGTATAATACATCTACTCTGTTGTGATTCGCAATATTATTTATACAAGAAAAGGTGCCAAAGCACCCTTTCCACCTGATAGATGCGAACCACACAGGTATTACTATTTATTCTTCTTCATCATCAGATTCCTCATCATCAAAATAATCGGGATTAAAAGTTACTGCAACCACTTCATCTGGAATGACATTGCCATGCTGATCAAAAAATTCTGGATGCAATTTAGGAGTGTCCTGATAGTTCATCATATATTCTCTGGCAACCCATCCAGTTATTACCCCCACTATAAGAAACAAAACGGTTAAGAATGAACCGAATACTAAGCTAACTGCTAACATTTCTCTTTCTCCTGGGAACTAGTGACTTTTTCTTTATTGCTAAAGAAAATTCAAAATAGATGGTCACTTCCCTCTTTAGAAAGCAAACCAGCTTCTCAAATATAATGTGAAAATCTTTGGGCTGCTTTCTCTTACCTCCACTTAAGATAAGTTCTAAACCACGATTACCATGGTTCTTAGATTTATTTATGTTGTGCTCAGACAATTTTCTTTTCGTGAAGGAACTTAACGGTGTCAACACAACCGCCTAATTTTAAATCATCACAAATAACTTGGGGAAAAGTTGAACCTTCACCAAATTCAGAATAAAATTGTTCTTTTGTAAATTCTTCTCCCAAAGTATAAACCACATACTGTAGTTTTGTCAACTCCAATACCTTCTTGACCTTCTCACAATATGGACAACCTTCTTTTGAATAAACAGTGAACTTCATATTTCTTAAAATACGCTTAATAATTTATAAAAGAAAAAAGGAGGGTATAAACACCCTCCTCATTATACCACCAACTCACCTCTCCCACCACAGAGAGGGTCTTCATTCCCAAAGATACAAGGAATTTTGAAGACTTGAATACTATAAGACCTTTTTAGATCCTTGTCAAGCCTTGACAGAGGATGGTTTTGAGACTAGACTCTGCTTTGTAACGGTTGAAGAGAAATACTATGATAAAGCTTTTGAAGATTCTAGAAACTCTTTGTTTCTTTGTGCTGCAGTTTTAAATAGACCTTCATCAAAAGCTGCTAGAACAATCTCTTCTTTACTAGTAGCAGTAATTGGTTGATTGTTTTCTAGTTTGTAATTAGTATAATACTGACAGATTTCATCAATGGCAATTCTTGCCCTATTTTTTGCTGCATTATTAATCCATTCAAAGACATCGGCAGCAATGTATTCCATTGCTTTTTGTTCTGCTTCGGTTAAGGTAATTGTATAATCCATAGTAAGTTTTTGAGTATTTATCCCAGAAAATAAACTTGAAGTCTTACGTGGAAACTAGATCCACCAGTTCCGTTAATTCCCAATCCTATTGTATCGTTTGCTGCACATTGGCGAATCACACACGGAGATTGGTTTTCATAAGTATCAAATACTTCTGTTATCTCTTCATATCCACCATTAAATGATAAGACAAAAATAGTTCTATAAGGAGCTGGTGTAAGGTTATCTATTGAACAAGTACAAGAAATTGCATAAACACCAGAAGCTGGGCAAGTATATAAATCTGTACTTGTGCTAAAATTATTTCCTGTGTTTGCAACCGTAGAACTCCAATTCCCTTTTGCAGATGCTGGAGATGCACATAAACTTCCAGCACCGTTATATGTGGTAGTATCTCCCGTATCACAAAAACTTTGGTATGGTTTAGTTACATTGCCAGAACTACTAATTTTAAGCATTTCAAGGCCATTTGCCGCTGTCGCATCATCTTCTCTAAAAATTCTAAAAGTGCTTGATGTTGAACTGTTATCAACATTCCAACGATATATTCCACCAGACTGTGCTCTTAATGTTATTTGACCTCCTTCACCATACGCATCACGTAAAGATTCTATTGGACCATTGACAATTAATGAAGATAAACTTGATGATGATGATATAGTTGCTGTTCCTATGGCAACTTTACCACTAGTTGTAGTTACTAAAGTAGTAGATCCAGCACCAATTGCTAATCCACCTGCACTAAAAGTTCCTGCAACACTTTGAGGAACATTGAGAACCTGAGAACTGGTTGTGATTTTATCGTTCTGACCGTCAAAAGTGATTGCCATCTTTTGTTTTTTAGTTATTTAGAGTCCTAGAAGTTCTTTGAGTTCTTCTACTGTAAGTCCTGCCGCTTCTAACTTCTGTTGAGGTGTTAAAGGTTCTGGTTCAGGAATAGAGTCTGGTGGAAGAGGAGTGTTTCCTTCTTCTAACCATTTTAGATATTGTTGATAATCTTTGTTATCTAAATTTTCACCAAAAATTGCTCCAGTTTCTAAATTTTGGATATTTATTGGAGCATCTAATATTTTAGGCGTTAGTATTTTATACATTATAGTTCATCATCTACCCAAACAGTTCCATTTCCACCAGTAGTTCCATTACTAGGAGCACCTGTCATTGTTAAATTATTTAAATATTTAGTTGTAGATGCTGGAGCAGCAGTATTATCACCACCAGGTGTTGGGCTATAAAAAACAAATGTATTTGTTCTACTACTCCAAGTTGCTGCTGGTGAAGAACTGACATACACAGTATATGATGTTGTTCTTTTTGTTTGTTTGAATGGAAAGTTCAATAAAGAAAATGCTGTAAGATATCCACTATATCCAGCATATCTTTGTGCATAATCAATTTGTTCAAAATATCTTTGGCAGAGTGATAATTCTAATCCATAACTTCTTCTTTCAAATGGAGTAGAGACCGATCCTAATTCTAATTGAAGTCCTGTCATATTCCATGTAGCACCATTAGTTGCTAATAGATTTGTTTGACCATTCACACCTCTTATGTTTGTATTTCCACTAATCCATGAACCTGCAGATCCAGTTCTATTAGAACCAACACCAAATTGGAAATGAACTGCCATTCCCCAAGTTTCATCTTTTGTCCAAGTTCCAGTTGTTTCTCCAGGAATAGTTATTGTCTTATATTCCCAATTATTTGGGAAGTTAATTGTATAACTAAACGGATATATTCTGCTTAGAGATCCATTCCCAATCATTCCCCCAAAACTTCCACTCAAACTTGAACGTACCCAAAAAGATAATGTAATAGGTTTTGCATCTGTTGCTCCCCAATTTAAATCAGATATGTTGTAACCTTCAATTTTTTGAGTTATTCCATGTTCATCGTTAGAACCAACTGACAATGCACTAAGAGAAGTGATTAAAATTGAATTTGTAAATCCCACTGGAACTGTTGATGATCTCTGTACACTAAGTTTAGAACTTTGGGATAACCAACTTTGATAACGATCTAATGTATACTGACCGTCAGTAGGAGTCACACTTCCGCCAGCATTTCTCTGGTCCAGCCTCATTTCTCCGTTAAGTATTTTATTTCTTGTGCCAGAAATAGGACCCGAATTAATAGAAGCAATCGCAGCATTACCAAGATTTGGACTTCCAGAAAACGTAACTCCACCAGCATCAAAAGTTACGGTGCCAACACCAGTAATACTTGTAATTTGATTGACTCTTAGTTCAGATGCCATGGTGTTTTTAGGTATTTATCTATCTTTTTGTGAAACAAGAATTTCTTTTTCTGGAAAATACAAGTAATCAATTTCAGTTTCATTAAAAGTTTTTAATGCATCTTCAACTGTTTCTACCATAGTATCACCAGCTTTGTTGAAAGATGTATTTAGAAGTATTGGAATCCCAGTAAGAACATAAAATTCTTTTATCAAATTATAATAATTTATATTTTGATTTTTTGATAAAGTTTGTATTCTACAAGAATAATCAATATGAGAAATTGCTGGTAGCATATTTCTTTTATCTTTTAAAATATCAAGAGCATACATCATATGTGGAGATTCTTTTAAATTGTGCATATCAAACCATTTTCTGGAATGTTCTAAAAGAATCGTTCCAGCAAAAGGACGATACCACTCTCTACCTTTAATTCTATTTATTTTTTCTTTACCATTTTCATCGGTTGGATCATATAAAATTGATCTATTTCCAAGAGATCTAGGTCCAGACTCAGATCTACCTTGAAAGATTGCCACAATTTTTCTTTCAGATAAAAGTTTAGACACTTCTTTTACTGTAACTTTATCACCTTCTACTTCATAATCCATTTGTGGACCATTATAAAGTGTCTTTAAACTTGATATTTTTTTACTATTGGTTTGAGAATACCAATTCACTTTTGCCGCACCGATAGAAACTCCATCATCACCAGATATTGGTTCTACAAAAATGTTTATATCTTTTTTAATATTTTTTCTTATGTAATTATTGGCAACACAATTTAGAAAATATCCTCCAGACAAGCATACATTTTTGCAACCAGCTTCTTCAACGGCACTTAAAATATATTGTCTTATTTTTTCTTGAGTTTGATTTTGTAAAGATAGTGCAAAGTTTGCTATCTCTTCAAAATTATCTAAGGTAAGATCAATATTTAATTTGACTTGTCTTAAACTCTTGACATCAAAGAGTTTATTAGAAATTAAATCTTCTTCATAAATTTGATGCGATTCTTCTTTACCAAATGATGCCAATGCCATCAGTTTACCAGCATCATACCAGTTCATTCCAATTTTTTCACAGGTTTTTTGGAATGCCAGTGCCTCACTTATACTATTAACAACCGTTGTTTTATTATTTTCAATCTTTAAATTATTGGATTCAAACGGAACAGAAACATATCTAGAATGTAAATAGAACTTATTCGGATATTCCAAGACATAAACACTTTTACATTCTCTACCATAAGTATTTGGTAAAAATCTAGGATCATTTATGATTACTTCTGATCCCATTCCATCAACTACAATACATACTGCCTTTTTAAATCCAGAATCATAAAATGAATGAAAGGCATGAAAAAGATGGTGTGTATTATTTCCTTCAACACCACCATTATATGATAAAGTCTTTGATGGAATATCATATAAATCCACCAGATATTTTAAAGATGGTTGAATATCACCATCGTGTTTTATATGTGTTATTCTCTCACTATTCAGATGACATATCAATTCCCCATCTTTAACTAGAGAAGTTGATGCGTCATGAACGCAATCATTTACACCAATAAAATACATAATTTACAAATAATATTTTTTTATTATATCAGATTTTAGGTTAGAAGATATCTAATAACTACGATACCTTTACCACCGTTGCCGCCAGCACCCCCTGGACCACTTGTGGGATGTCCACCACCACCACCACCGCCACCGCCAGCATAATCTGTTCCAGCAGTTCCATTAGTTCCTGGAGGACCTCCAGGACCACCTCCACCAGCACCACCTGATTTTGGATCATTGCCTGGTCCCATGGCACCACCGCCGCCACCACCAGCAAAGTATCCGTTTAAGGGATTTAATCCAGGCAATCCAATGATGGGACCAATAAATTGTGGATATTGTCTACCATCCCCACCAAGTCCAGTTCCTGCAGAGTTTGTTCCTCCACCAGCTGCTCCAGCACCACCTCCACCACCTCCATGGTAAGATGGAGTATTGGTTGTTGAATAACCACCATCATTTCCATATTGGACATAAAAAGGTGAAAGGATACTCTGTGGTTGAGTTGGTTGATTTGCAATACCTCTTGCACCAGAACCACCAGAAGTTCCTCCACCACCACCTTCTGCACCACCAGAACCTCCAGGTCCACCAGGGTTGGGTGTCAATGGTCCAGAACCACCGTAACCACCCCCCTTTGCGGTTAGGGTTAATGGGGCACTTGGTGGTCCAGTTAATGTAACATCACCACCAACGGATCCTGGACTTTGAATTGCACCACCAGCACCTCCTCCACCAATAGTTACCGTATATGATCCAGCGACAAGAGGATAATTTGTAACTAGAACAAGTCCTCCAGCACCTCCTCCTCCGCCACCATCTGTTCCTCCTCCAGGAATAGATCCATTTCTAGAACCTCCTCCACCACCAGAACCAACAAGAAGAATATCTACTGCCTTAGCGGCACCAGTTACAACAAAAGGACCTGTAGAACCAAAGGTGTGATACTTATAACCATTTCCTGGTGTTATGCCATTTGCCAAGTCTCCACCAGTAGCAGTGAATGGAATACCCAATCCACCACACCATCCAGCGGGTCCAGAATACACTTCTAACTGCTGTGTTGTTACATTATAAATTAATGTGCCAATTGCTGTTCCTACTCCTGCATTTCTGGTTGTTGATGTTGTGGTATTTAATCCAACAGAACCAACGGTAATACTACTGGCATTAGAACCAGAAGAAGTATAAAAATCTACTTTACTTCCAGAAGAAGTAATACTAGTAATACCAGCAAGTCCAGTTTGACTAATAACCGCCATATAACACCTCAGACAACAACTAGAATACCATTAATCGTGATAGATCCTGTGATATTGATTGGACCAGGAAGGAGTCCATTGTATCCAGCAGCAACCGTATAATTTCCTGGCAATACATTAGGAACCAATAGAGGTCCATTAACGATTGCGGTTGATGCCGTTAAGTTTGTAATATTCGCATTCGCACTATTTAGAGTTGAGTTAGTACCTTTGAGAGTAAGATCATCAACCTGAAGTGGTTCAGGATGATTGTGCTTAAATTGGTTAAGTGCCATAGCGTTATGCCTGTGCTTCTGTCCAAGAGAGACGACCGAACACCTGAACTGATGTCGGTCCAACGTTTGTAGCGGTGATCGTTAGAACGTCTGGACCATCAGGATAAATGTTAGTATTTGAGTTAGCACCTCCACCACCAAGAATAGAGTTGCCAAGATCACGAACGTTTTCCAAACTAATAGTCTGAGTTTGGTTGGCAAGGAATCCAGCAGTAACTTCACCGCCACTAATAATTGTGGAACCACCAGCATAGTCAGCAATCTGTGCAAGTGATGAGTTCTGAATACCCGCGACGTTACCAACCGCATTTGTCCAGGCTGTTGCTGATGAAGGAGTTGCATTAATATATGCTCTCACCAGAACACTTGGGAATGATGTAACAACTCCAAT